AAAGTTGTTATCATTGATGAGGCAGACAACACAACACATGATGTTCAGCTTTCTCTTCGCGCATTTGTTGAAGAGTTTCATAGCAATTGCCGCTTTATCTTCACCTGCAACTTCATCAACAAGATTGTCGATCCCCTCCATTCCCGTTGTACCGTCATTGACTTCCGCACCAAGGCGGGCGACCAGCAGAAACTCCAAGCGCAGTTCTTCGGGCGCTTGCAGGCGATCCTAGACGCCTCTGGCGTGGCGTATGAGGACAAGGTGCTGGTCAAACTGATCCAGCGTTACTATCCCGACTGGCGGCGCCTGCTGAACGAAGCACAGCGCCACTCTGCTAGTGGGTCACTTGACGCTGCTGTGCTCTGTGATATTGCTGATGTTAACTTAGATCAGTTGATGCGAGCAATGAAATCTAAAGAATACAAGGTTGTTCGTCAGTGGGTTGTGGATAATATGGATAGTGACCCTAACACTATCATTCGTAAAATCTACAATGCATTGAATGAAGTGCTGGAAGGTTCTTCTATTCCTCCTGCAGTTCTGGTGCTTGCTAAGTATCAATATCAGATTGCCTTTGTGGCAGATCAAGAGATTAATCTTCTCGCTTGTCTAACTGAAATCATGGTGGAGTGTAAGTTTAAATGAAATCACTAAAGACCCCTCTTCGTTATCCTGGTGGTAAATCTCGTGCCACTAAGTATCTTATTCCTAAGATGCCTAAGAATATTACTGAATACCGCGAACCTTTTCTTGGTGGTGGTAGCGTAGCAATCGCATTTACAAAAGAAAATCCAGACATTCCTGTGTGGGTGAATGACTTGTATGAACCTTTGGTAAACTTCTGGCAGCAACTACAAACAAATGCTAACTCACTTTATGTTCGCATTAAGGAAGCAAAAGAACAACACCCAACTCCTGATACTGCTCGACAACTATTCAATCAAATGAAGGTAGAGTTAAATGACAGAAAAACACCTAACCTACAAAGAGCTGTTGCTTTTTACGTCATTAATAAGTGTTCTTTTTCTGGTCTTACAGAAAGTTCCTCCTTTTCCCAACAAGCAAGCATCTCAAACTTCTCTATCAACGGAATCGAAAAACTGCCAAAGTACCAGTCAATAATCAAAAACTGGAAGATTACCTGTGGTCCTTATTGGGATATGATGATGACATCTGCTCCAGTGGGAACTTTCTGGTTCTTTGATCCTCCTTACGATATCAAAGATAATCTCTATGGTAAGAAAGGGGAACTGCATAAAGGATTCAACCATGAAGAGTTTCATGCTTGGATCACTCAGGGAAATGTAAAAGACCGCTGGATGATTACTTACAATACCAACCCAACTCTTATGGAGTGGTATGATGGTTACTATCAAACTAAATGGGATTTGACTTATACTATGCGTTCAGTAGGTGACTACATGAATGAGCAAAAAGACCGTGCTGAACTATTGATTACTAACTATGACGAAACCATCTCTGACGGAATATTTGAACTCAATAAATCAAAGCAAGAAGTCGGTAGTTATTGACGAAGAATCAGAAAAAGCGTATCCACCTTTTATTGTCAACAAGTGTCTTGCTGCTTTTCATGATACAGTTCTCTTTGCTAATGAGATGAACATGTATCCCCACCTGGATAAGAAGTTGCAGTATGACTTTTTTATAAATAGTATCAACCCGCGTAAGCGATTTTCGCCTTGGGCGAAAAGAACCCAAGTAGAATACCTTGATGCGATTAAGGAGTATTATGGTTATAATGACGATAAAGCTCTACAAGCATTGAGAATCTTATCCAAAACTCAACTTGAACACATTAAAAAACTTGTAGACAAAGGTGGAAAACGATGACTCCTGATATCGAAGTAGAATGGAAGCAAGCTGATATGGTTGAGGTTACTCTCAATGAACCTGATGATTTCCTCAAAGTTCGTGAGACCCTTACTCGTATCGGTGTAGCATCCCGTAAAGAAAAGAAAATCTATCAATCTTGCCATATCCTGCATAAGCAAGGCAAGTATTACATCGTTCACTTCAAGGAGCTGTTTGCCCTTGATGGAAAGAATACTAATCTTTCGGTGAATGATGTGCAACGTAGAAACAGAATCATTCAACTGTTATCCGATTGGGGATTGATTTCTGTTGTTAAAGCAGAATCTATTGCTGATGTTGCTCCGTTGAATCAAATCAAAGTTCTTGCTTTTAAAGAGAAAGACGAATGGACACTTGAAAGTAAATACAATATCGGTCGCAAAAAGACCGAGATAACCGAATAATATTTGTAGGGAGTTCCACACTCCCTTTTTTAATGCTTTCTGATATATAATAATGAAGACGCCTTCGGGGTCTTACTCAAACTCTCGCTTATACAAGGAGAACTAAAATGACAAACACTTACACTTGGGATATCTATACACCATTTGGGGTAGGATTAGAAAGCATTTTTAATAGACTAGATGCGATGTCTGGTCATAATACTAACTATCCACCTTACAACATCATCAAAAACGATGAAGCTAACTACGAAATTGAAGTCGCTCTTGCTGGATTTAAACCAGAAGAGATCGAAGTCTCTACAGAACAAAACATTCTCAGAGTTACCTCTAAGTCTGAGAAACGAGATTCTGAAAGAAAGTATCTCCACAAAGGTTTATCCAAGCGTTCATTCTCACACAGTTGGCAACTTGCAGATGATGTCAGAGTATCCTCTGTAGACTTTGCGGATGGTTTACTAACAATCTCACTGGAGAAAATCATTCCAGAACATCAGAAGAGAACGACGTATACTATTGGAGCAGGTAAGCAGCAACTATTAACTGAAGGATAAATAGTTGTGGGGTAACCCAAATATCGTCGGCGCAATGGGCGAGACTGGCAACTATCAGTCTTGCCCTATTTTATTTTTTGTGCTATACTAACAACAATTACTTTGGAGCATACAATGATTCCTAGAATTATATTAACTACTACTGGGGAGAGGATCATCTGTGGTCTTGCTGAAGCAGTAGATGACAATCAAAATGCTGTTTGTTTGATTGCAAGATGCCCATATATTTTAAATATGACTCCTCATGGAGATGTTTCTCCAGATGGAGACGCATCACAATTTAATGTAAACTTTACCAAATGGATTCCATATTCCAGTGATGAGCAGTTTAGAATTCCTTATTCTTCTGTAATTGCCATCGGTGAAGTGGATCCAGGAATTGCCGAAATTTATCTTGCAAAATTTGGAGACAAATTAAATGACAACGACGCCGTATCAACCAGTGATTCAAGTGATAGTTCTGAAGAATCAGGATTATCTGATAGCGGAGATAGAGGAGAGGGAGGAGAGCCCTGAGTGTCTTCTCACTAATCCATATCGCGTTGTAGATCTTAGTTACTGGGATTACTCAAATAGAGAACATAAACATGTTCCACCAGAAGAAGCAGTCTTTGTTGAAAAATCAGAAGAAACTGAAATCAACGAAAAGACAGGAGAAGAAGTAGTCACTACACAAACAGATTACATTACTCTTCAAAAGTTTCCTAGGTATACCAATCAAACTCAAATCTACCTGCGAGCAGAAGACATTCTAACCATTTGCGATCCGTCGCATCTTGTGCTAGAATGCTACCAGAAGACCCTGGGTTGACGCATGAAGTTTTATACGAACATTGAACAGGCGGGGAATCGCATCCTCGTTCGTGGTTATGAAAATGGTGATAGAGTTCAGTATCGTGTAAACTATAATCCTAGTTTGTTTGTTATTTCTAACAAGCAAACAGACCATAAGAGCTTAGATGGGCGTTACCTCAAAGAGGTGCGCCCTGGTTCTATTAATGATTGTAGGCAATTTATCAATCAGTATGAGGGTGTAGAAGGATTTGAAATCCACGGAAATACTAGATACTTGTATCAGTATATCAACGAAGCATATCCCGATGATGAGATTCGTTTCGATTCTTCCCTCATTCGCACATTTACTTTGGATATTGAAACTGGAGCAGAAAACGGTTTCCCTGATATTGAATCAGCAGACCAAGAGATTCTGCTTATTTCTCTCCGTGATTCTTTTACAAACAGGATCACTGTCTGGGGATCAAAGAGTTTCAAGAATGAAGACCGACAGGTTGATTATATCCATTGTAACGATGAGACGAAACTCCTTTCGTGCTTCCTCAAATGGTGGCAGGAGAATACCCCCGACGTAATCACTGGTTGGAATGTTCAGCTATTCGATATGCCATACATCTGCCGACGTATGGATCGAGTGCTGGGCGAAGATCATACCAAACTTCTATCACCTTGGAAACTAATCTCATCGCGTGAGATTTTCATCAAGGGTCGCAAACAGATTGCATATGATATTCCTGGCATCGCCACGCTAGATTATCTTGAACTCTACAAGAAGTTCACATACACCAACCAAGAATCTTATCGCCTTGATCATATCGCATCTGTAGAACTTGATGCCAAGAAACTTGATCACTCTGAGTTTGATACCTTCAAGGAGTTCTATACAAAAGATTGGAACAAGTTCGTTCTGTATAACATCCATGACGTTCGCCTTGTTGACCAACTAGAAGACAAGATGAAGTTACTGGAACTTGCGTTCACCATGGCATACGATGCCAAAGTAAACTACGAAGATGTTTACTCTCAAGTTCGCATGTGGGATAACATCATCTTCATCTATCTGGCGAAGATGGGTATTGTCATTCCCCCCAAGAAAGATAGTGTGAAAGATGCTAAGTATGCTGGTGCTTATGTTAAGGAACCTGTGCCTGGCATGTATGACTGGGTGGTGTCGTTCGACCTGAACTCACTGTATCCTCACCTGATCATGCAATACAACTTGTCGCCAGAGACTCTCCTACCGCGTCGTAGCAGCGTCAATGTGGATATGCTGCTTGATAAGGCATTCGATACCAGCGACCTCGTAGGAGAGACCCTGTGTGCCAATGGCACTCACTATACTACAGAGTTTCAGGGATTCCTCCCCAAACTCATGGAGAAGATCTATGAAGATCGAACCATCTACAAAAAGAAAATGCTTGCCGCCAAGCAGCAGTATGAGAAGACTCCAACAATTGAGTTGAAGAAAGAAATTTCTCGCTGTAATAATATTCAGATGGCACGTAAGATTCAACTCAACTCTGCCTATGGTGCTATTGGTAACGAGCACTTCCGTTACTACAAACTTGAAATCGCTGAGGCAATCACTCTTTCTGGTCAGCTATCTATTCGCTGGATTGGAGATAGGATGAATGCATATCTAAATAAAATTCTTAAAACTGATGGAGCAGATTATGTTATTGCTTCTGATACTGATTCTATGTATCTTAACCTTGGTCCTCTTGTTAACAAGATATTCGCAGGACGAGAGAAAACTAATGAGAGCATTGTTACGTTCCTTGATAAGGTCTGTAGCATGGAACTTGAAAAGTTTATTGAAAGTTCTTACCAAGAACTGGCCGACTACCTCAAAGCGTATGACCAGAAGATGAAGATGAAGCGAGAGAACATTGCCGAGCGTGGTTTCTGGACTGCCAAGAAACGCTATGTTCTCAACGTGTGGGATAGTGAGGGTGTGCGTTATTCATCTCCGAAGATGAAAGTCTGTGGTATGGAGACTGCACGTTCTTCGACTCCCGCTTACTTCCGTGACAAACTAGAGCAAGCATATCGTATTATTGTTACTAAAACAAATGAAGATGTGCTTGACTTTATCAATGAAATCAAAGAAGATACCAAGAAACAGAACTATCTTGATGTTGCATTTCCTCGGGGATGTAATGGATTAAAAAAATATCGTAGTGCGGCTGACATTTACCAGAAGGGCACTCCTATTCAAGTAAGAGGTGCGTTGCTCTATAACTATTACGTTCGTAAAAACAATCTGGAGCACAAGTATCCAATCATTCAGGAAGGTGAAAAGATTAAGTTCATCTATCTGAAGACACCAAATCCTATCCGTGAGAATGTCATTTCGTTCTTTCAACAACTGCCGAAGGAACTGAACCTTGACAAATACATTGATTACACGCTACAATTTGAGAAGAGTTTCTTTGAACCGCTGAAGAACGTGCTAGAATGCATTGGTTGGCAAGCGGAACGTAAAGGCAGTTTAAGTAGTTTTTTTAGTTGAGGTATTATGAGTTTCCTACAATCTGTTATTAAGGAGTTAGATAATGAATTCGCAAGTGTTGTTGAGGATGGAGTCGCTGCTGGTGACTGCGAATCGTTTGTTGATACTGGTAGTTTCATTCTCAATGCTCTTATTTCTGGGAGCATTTTTGGTGGATTGCCTGCAAACAAAATCACAGCCCTCGCGGGCGAATCCTCAACTGGTAAAACTTTTTTGCGCTCTCAATCGT